TTAATTCTTCCTTCTCGACTGCCGTTGCTGTCTTTGCCGATTAAGATTTTCAAGAACGGGCATAACTTCATTTGGATCGTAAAGGTGTTTCCCATCAGTTCCTTTATTAAATGGACGAAGCTCATCAATAATCAATTTACGAGACAGGCTATAACGTTCCATTAACCATGCTGCTGTAACGCGGTTCGGTATTTCCTCAGCTTTCATTTCAATGACTTTCCCAACATTAGGAATAATTTCATGAATGAATACCTGAGGTGGTTTTTCTGCTTCAACAACGACTATATATTTTCCCATATCTTATACCTATCTAGTTACTCCTAAGTACTGCAATGTTCTCAAGAGTGACCGCAGAGGGTCAGCAATACAGTCACTCATGTAGAACATTGCAGCTTTAAATTTTTTTACTTTCTCCAAGTCGCTTCTTTAAATTTCGCCTCATCAATCAAGTTGTCGATTTGAGACGGGTTTACATTGTCGTAGTAATGGTTCATTAGGTTGCCGAACACAATCAGTGTTCGGGCTGAGGATGAGTAACGGAAGCTCATTAGGCAATTTCTCCCTTAGCAAGCTTTTCAATTTCAACTTGAACGGCTGGTAGTTTCGCTACTTCGATTTGCATGAGTGAATCTATTCCTAAGTATTCACACACGGTTTTAACGTCTAAACCACGCTCATCTATAAAAGCTTGTAATTGATCACGTTGCTTATCACTGATTCCATTAAATTCGGGTGGGCTAATCCATGAGTTCTTTTCTTTGTCATATTGGCAGTTCAATGCCTTAGCACGCATTAACATTGTTTGACGCATGTTCTGGTAATACATGTGTTCTTTATCAAGCGATTCAGTTAATTGATTTAGATCACCCGCATGTTCAGCTTCTTCACAGCTTTGTTTCCAGTTTTCTAGCTCTTCTTGAGCTTTAGCTGCTGCAAGTTGTGCTGGCGTTAAAGTGTTAATGTGGTCTTTGGCTTGAGTAATAAGATCAGCCAAGAAGGTTGGATTAGATTTAAGATCAGGAACCCACACCTCACCAGTTTCGCCGCCCAGTGCACCTGAGTTTTTTGCATGGTGAGTAGGAGACGGCTTGAAACTAATGACACGGGCATTTTTACCTTCGCCTGTAGTCACAGTTGTTAGATAACCCATGATGTCGGCAATACGGTAAAGCTCATTACGGTTTTTACCGCCTAGATCCGGACGATAAATTATTTGATCGCCGTTTTGATCTTCAGAAGCATGAGCAATGAATACAACATCTTTACCAAGACTGATCAAAGTATTGATGTACTGCTTAAATGTTTGGTTAGCCAATCCTTGAGCTTTTAACTTTAAAGAGCCATCTTTTTGACGGTTATTAGCCGTGAGCAATAAGTGGGTTTTAATGCACTCAAGCATTGCACCTACAGTGTCGATAACTACAGTGTTATAAGGTGCTAAATCCTGTGGAGTTAGGTTTGCTACATCACTCCATTGCTGAACCTGTACAACCGCACCGCGACGCAATTCACCAGTACGGTGAGCACCACGGTCAAAGTCGAATGAAATTGCTTTATCTGCAGTAAAACCTATCGAAGTTTTACCTAAGCCAGGATCAGCATAGAGATACACAATAATTGCTTGAACTAATAATGTTTGGTCAGCAGTAATAATAGGTAGAGCCATTTTTCTTATCCTTATTTTGAACCCGTAAAGCCGCGCTTCTTTTTATAAGCTTTGCGGTCATATGAAGGGATGTTGCTAAGTTCTAGGGCAACTGCTAGTGCTTTTTTGCGCTGGAAGCTAATCTCATTCAGTAAGGCTGTATAAACTTTAGGGCGCTTCGCCTTAAACTCTTCAACATTTAAAGGAGTCTTCACTTCACCTTTTACGGTGTACAGCACACTGCAGTTTGCATTAGCTGCATAAACAGTCCAGCCGATACGCACAGAGTAAAGACCCGTTAAGCGGTCATGACCCATATAGGCTCTAACACCATCTGGATGTGGTTTGAATTGAGCATTCATGATTAGCCTCCCATCATCCAAGATGCAGCGGCTACAGCAATCACCCAAAGAACGAATGAAAGGGCAATGAATATAAGAAAATCGATGACGTTCGCTTTAATGGTAGCGAAACGAGAAGGGCGCTGTTCTTCAACCGTAGGATGTTGATATAAGCGTGATGTGGTTTGACTAGGAATAGGGTTTTGTTTCATACTTACCTCGCAGTTATGCAAAGCCCCGTCTCCGTCCAAAGTTTCGGGGCTTTTTGTTATCTACGAGATAAATGTTAACTATAGTTAATTTTGTAGTCAAGAAAATAGTTAACAAAAGTTAATGTTTTTATTAACTAGAATTCAATTTTTCATTAATTGAAAGAAAACCCACCTTGAGGGTGGGTTTAAAACGTCTAACTTAGAAAGTTATTTGGCGGATATTCTCTGTTTATCGAAATCTATTCCGAATAGTTTATGTTTTGGTTTGTCACTTAAGAGTTTAATGACAACTTTACTTTCAAACTCTTCTTTTAATTCATTACTTAAATAAGTTTTAATATCTTCATAGTTATTAATATTTATTGAGGTTACATATTGCTTTTTAGATCCTCTAAGCTCATCCATAACGTATTTAAACCATTTTGCTAATTCACTTGGATCAATATCTGCAAAGAAACGGTTGTCATGCCATAATAAATTCATATTATGAAATCCATGCATAAATACTAACCAGTCATAAGCAATGATTTTAGCATTTGCTACACCATCAGAGCTATCAGTTTGGAGTTCAATTGCTAAATCATACATCAAAGTGTTATTTTCACTATCATTTAATGTGATGTAAATTCCTGAACTATATTTAGGATATAATTGAGAAGTAATTTCTTGAAATTTTAAACTCAAATCTGCTAGAGGATCAGTTTTTAAATATTCAAGAGCATGTGAAATTGAACTGATTATTTGACCTTTAATACTTAAGTTTTGTTGTTTAATATCATCACTAATAGTTAGATATTTTTTTAGATGACTTAATTCCTCTTGAAGTGAGGATAATTCTTTTGCAATTGCAATATACTCATCGAGAGCATGTTTATCTTTAAGAAAAGCTAATTTCTGATCTCTTTCAAGTGCTAAGTTATTATAATTTTTATTTAGTTCTTCTATTTGAGTAAAAATTCCTATTTTTTCCTTTTCAAGTTTCGTTTTTCTATTAACTGTTAAATCATCATGAAATTTCTGAACAGCAGAGAAATGTGCTAAAGCTTCTTCTTTAAAAAGATGCTTTAAACCACTATAAAGGTCTAGCAGATCTTTATTGCTAATGTCTGGTGTTTGCTCAATACTCTTATTTATACTAGCAATTTTAAAATTTAAAGCACTTATTTCTCTTTGAATAGATCTTGAATTTTCAGTTAATATTTCAATATCTTTCTCAATTTGATGATAATCTTCAGCAATTGAATAATTTTCTAAATTTTTTTCTAATTGCGGAATTCGCTTTTCTAAAACTTCTTTTCTTGCCGTTGGATTAGCACCAGTTTTGACAACCTCACTAAGATAAGAATCTTGTTTTAATAATTTTTGTGTTGCAGAGTTGGCTTTTACTTTTTCCTTTAAACTATATTTTTCATTAATTAAATTTAAATCTAAACCTAATAAAAAAGCATTATTTATTAAAGAAGAGTAATCACTTTCTTTTTCAATCAATAGGGGATTTAAACAATCTGATCTTTCAGTTCTAGTAAATCTTTTAAAGAGAGATCTAAATGATAAAAATTTAAATTGATTAACTTTAGGAAAAACACCAGATAAATCAAGCCATTCTTGAAGTTTTGATAATTTTATGTCTGTATTATCTAAACGTATAACTTTAGAGTTACCTGATCTTTCAATTGTATGTTTAATACCATTTATTTCGAAATCTAATTTAAATATCCAAGTAGGTACAGCATGTGACAGAGTTTTTGCTAGTGAGTTTGTACTTTTCGCACCAAAGCAAAAATTAATTAACCTCAAAGATTGAGTTTTTCCAACACCATTTACTGAAGATTCCTTATTATCGCTTTTAGTACCCAGAATCACGGTTAGCCCTTCTGGATTGAAAACAATTGTTCGAAACTCTGGTTGATTGCAAGATAATTTTATTAATTTCATTTTTTCATCACATTTTTACAGATCATTCCATGCTCATTTAAGTAAATTTCTTGAATAAACATAAGGATATCTAAAGCAAAAATTAATTGAGTAAAGTTTATTTTAAAAATTGAGTTTTGATCAGATTCAATTCTAGCCCACAACCCTTCGATTGAAATAGGATCATCAAAAAATTGACGAACATAGCCAGCTATTCCAATTAAAGAACCAGCAAATCTTACATGCTTATGGGGTACTAGGGCTGTTTGGATCTTCATATACATCACATGTTGAAAAATATTTTGCAATAATAACTTCAGCTAAAGAAGTATAACTTCTTTTTGAAACTTTATCTTTATTTGCACATTTGGGAATCAATGCTTCTATCAGAGCAAAATAAATTAAAGAGCTCCTATCCGCTTCCTCATTAGGAATGGTTGAGTTGATTTCCTTGTATATCTTATTGATTGTTATAGATAAACTTTGTGCTAGTTCCTCACCTTGTATTTCTAAAAAATCATCAATTTTGTAAACCTCAGCATAATTACTTATTAATCTTGCAGCCAAAAAAGGGGAGAGGTTATTGAAAACAATTTTTTCATCGAAATTTGGAGCTTCCCCTTTTAAAAAATTAAAAATATTATCGTTATTATCAAGAAGATAATTTATTAGTTCTCCTACTATGGTTGGTTCAAAGTCAGATGTGGAGTTCTCATCTATGTAATACATACCAAGCACATCAAATTTAGTATCGTCATCCAATTTCATGAATAGCTTTTGTAATTGGAGTGAACAAATGATTCGACCTTCTGGAATTTTGTTGTTTTCAATAAAATTTTGAAAGTCTAGTTGAAGTGGGGCTGGTACATTTGTAAATTTATCATTCAAGACAAAAAAATAGCCATTAACTTTTCCCCATTTTTTAATTAATTTCCCATAATCTGTTTCAGCTTTTTTAAACTCATTAATTGGACTAGTGGTAGTAGATGCTAATGGCGCATAAATTTGATAATAATGTTTTAATTTTGCATTACATCCATCATTTCCTCCATCACCCCATTTTCCATGGGGTTTTATAGGAACAAAATCTGAATCTAAGTGATTCATAATTGTTGAAAAAAAAACTTGAAATTCCATGCCAGAAGTTTGATAAACTTTAAGCTTGAAATAAAGTCTTAATATTGCTATAGAATTTCCCATTATTTACCCCTTATGCTTTAAAAATTATCTTATTTGTTTAACTTAAACTTAAATAGGATTTATTTTTGATCTTCTTTTTGCTCTGTATGTATATCGCATGCAGTCAACTACTTGGCCTACGAAATGGCAATGTTCATCCAAAGGAATAATATTTGGTTCAAATTTAGGATTTAGAGCTTGTAGATAGCGAGAGCCATCTGTTTCGATAACAAGCTTTTTAAAAGTTGCATCTTCAAATCTTCTCACCACAACCATGTCCCCAGATTGCATGTCACTATAGTAAACATCTGGATCAACAAGAATGTAGTCTCCCTCTAGAAAATCTGGTTGATTACTCACACCCTGAACTTTTAAATAAAAACAATTAGTACATTCATCAGGAAGGGGAATCCACTCCTCAACTTGGGAAAGATCCACAGATTGCACATTAGTAAAGGTTCCTGCTTGAACCCATGAAAGAACAGGAGCTAATGTTGCTGCTTTCTTGGAAATATTATTATCGATTTTTGGTTCTTCTTTGCCACCATATAATAACCAATCATCAGAAACTTCTAAGAATTTTGCAATAACTTTTAAATTATCAGCGGTTGGAACACTTACACCATCAAGCCATTTTTTAGCAGCAACTGGTGACTTCTTAGTTGCCCGTGCGAGGTCGGCAGCTTTTAGCTTTTTCTCATCCAATTTTTGCTTAATGCGCTGGTGTAAAGACATAACAATATTTCCAAGAATATTAACTAATGTTAATACACCGTATTGAAACCATGGTTAACAAATGGTAAATTGAATTTATTAACTATAGTTAACTTGGTGTAAGCATGAATCTTACTGACTTAATGAATTATCACGACTGTAAAAATAAAAAAGAGTTAGCTAAAAAAACTGGATATTCCACTGTGACCCTATGGAAGTGGGCGAATAATGGAATACCAGCTAGAACTCAAGCAGTTTTACAAGTCAAAACCAATGGAAAGCTTAAAGCAGACCTAGAAGTATTAACCGCTTAGGAACCACCATGAGCAAATTATCAATTGAACTCTCTGCAAGTGCCAGAAATGATGCATCCCGCATATTGCATGGACTTGATTCAGGTAATCAGAAAGAGATTGCTGAACAACTAAAGGTTGATCCAAGCACAATCACTCGACTTAAAACTGATAGGAAAAACAATGGATTGAATGAAATTGAAATATTTTGCGAGCTATTGAGTCTACTTGGATTAAAGGTGGTTCCTAAGGATTATCAAAGCATTGATAAAGAAAGAGTAGCTGCACTTTTGGTTATGTCTAAAAGCTGGATGAACCGTATTGAAACGGTGGATGACCTTTTCCATGACGAAATCAGTGGACAAAAAGAAAAACTTGGATATTAAAAAACCACTACCTGCGGTAACAGGAGTGGTTAGGCATCCAAATCTATAGCGAGATTAGAACATGAGCAATTTATCAGAACAGCCAATCGAACTCAACTCAGAAGAATTTGTAGTGGGTGACATGGTGGTTGTTAATGAACTGGATCATAACGAAATTTTTGAAGTATTTGGATTTTACTACAGCACATCTAAACGACTTTTTGTTAAGTCAGCGTGCGGTAAGCAGTTAGCTCTACCAGTTCAATTCTTTAGATCGGCATCAATTGCTGAGTTAGAAGCAAAACGTCGATTAACTGCAGAAGAATTAGCACGGGCGGAGGTGCCATGAATCAGCAATTTAAACACCTTCCTGAACATAAGCAGCGTGAAGGCATCCAGTCATGGTACGAGCCAGCTCTTAACCTTCTAAATAAAATGCTTGAACGAAATAAAGCGAATCTCCGTAAGCGTGGATACAACGAAAAGAATGCAGCCTTAACACGCGAAGAGTTTAGACAAGAACTTGCTCGCCGTGGCCGCATTACTTTGTATTTGGCTGGGGAAATTGAAACGAGTTTGTATAAGGCTCAAAAGATTGAATACATGGGCGGATATGTAAAGCCTAAGGTTGGTGAGTAATGAGTCTGGATGCAACTATTTGGGCTTCACAAGGTCAGTTCAAAGACCCTGAGGGTAACAATATAAAGACCGTGATGATGTTTGAGGCAAGTGTGAAAAGAATAAAAATCAAGAGGTCCAACCATCATGAGTAAATATATCCGACAGAACTTTCATGTTGTAATTAAAGCTAATTTTATAGGAGCTACAACATGAAAGAAGATTTTGAAATTTGCCAATATTGCTACGAAGAGTATGCGGTCGATTATTACAGCAAAATTAACCCTGAGGTTATTTTATGCAACTTATGTGCAAACATGATTTTAGAAGTTGTACATAAGGCTCAATTTGGACGAGATTTTTTTGGGCGAAAAACTGAAGAGTACTCACAAAAATATATGAAAAAGAAAATCGGTCTAAAACTTCGCCTTGAGGTTTACGAGCGAGACGGGTTTAAGTGCGTTACATGTGGCATTCAGAAGAATTTAACACTTGATCATATTAAACCAGAGATTTTGGGCGGTGTATCAACAATAGAAAACCTCCAAACAATGTGTAAGTCATGCAATTCATCAAAGGGTACTAAGTATGATGAATCAGATGAGGAGGGTGAATGAGTCTAGATGCCACTAAATGGGCTTGGGAAGTCCAGTTCAGCGATCGTAAGGGCGGCAGTCTAAAGCCACTTAAACGACTCGTCCTGTTGTCACTAGCCGATCGTGCCGGTGAAGAACATACATGCTATCCGAGTGTTAAACGCCTAGAAGACGACACTAATCTTGACCGTAAAACGGTAATGAAGATTATTGCCGAACTAATTGAAGATGGTCTTATCGCCGATACGGGTGAACGCACGGGTAAAACCAAACAGGTAAAAATCTATAAATTAATTGACGTGTTAGGGCGTGAAAATAAAAGAGTCCCAACAACGGGATACTTACCGCAGGAAAGTACCGATTTAAAGGGTACCAATGTTGGAACAGTACCAACAACGGAACAGTCCCATTGTTCCGAGGAAAGAGTACCAACGATCCCATTAAACAGTCCCAACGTTGGGACACGGAATCTACCAAAGAATCTATCAGATGAATCTAAAAATAAAAAAACATGGTTGAGTTTGAAAAAACTTGGTGAAGAAATTCGTTTGGCAACTGATCAGGAAACTTACGAGCAGATCAAAAACGCGACATGGTTCGATCGGGAGTTACGAGCTTTTGAACTCTACAACGCCGAGAAGAATCTTTGTGATGAACTCATGAATTACCACTTTGCAGATTGGTTAATCAACGCATGTGGAAAATACCAAGCACGTGAACAGGCAGCTTTCCGAAATTCAGGGTCGCAGGTTCGGTGCTCGCCGAGCGCACCGCACCTGTTGAGCGATAAACAGGTTCATACCTTCGCTCAAAAACTTTCACAACATCCTGAGTTCGCAAGCCAGTTTGCAGCTGCAGGGGAAAGTTACGATCAACTCGCAGCACGTATTGCCGTAAAACTTAGCGATCCTGCTCAGGCCAAACAATGGGAGCCGTATCTCAAGCAAGTTGGGTTCAAAGGCACATTGCAGGGGGCAGCATGATAGACCTCTACGATGTCAACGTAGCGCTCTTGGAAGGTGATCTCTACGCTTTTGAAAGGGGTATTCATGTCTAGCATGAGTTTAGCTGAATACCGTGAATTATTTCCAGTGAAGACAACGAAGCGCCGTTCAGCAAAGCAAGGTACCAGACAGCCAAGTGAAGGCGAGACGGTATTGGCAACACACCTAAGAGCATGCAAGATCAGTTTTGAGCAGGAATATAAATTCCATCCGAAACGCAAATGGAGAGCAGATTTTTTAATTACGGGGACAAAGATTTTGGTAGAGGTAGAGGGCGGGATCTGGAGTGGTGGACGTCACACAAGGGGTAAAGGTTACATCGGGGATATGGAGAAATATAACTCGGCGGCAATGATGGGTTTTACAGTTTTACGGTTCAGTACAGAGCAAGTGAAGTCAGGTTTAGCAATTCAGCAGATAGAGAAAATGGTTGGGGGAATGAATGACACTAATGATCGATAAGAAGCATGTTATGCACTCAGTGGACTGGTCTAGGTTCGATTTAGAAGGCTGGTTATATCAGTTCGGTGCATGGTTAGATCAAAAGAGTTTTACCGGTATTCCTTCTGGAGCATATAGCAACCCAATTGCATCAGCGATGGTACAAGTTGAAAAGCAGCGCCGTTTAAAACGATTAGGTAAGAAGAAACAACGAGAAATCATCGCCAATTACTTTGTGAGTGAATCAGATCCGTTTCGTAAAACTAAATCTAAAACCCAGTGCCAGATTGATGACAATGAAGCCCGTGCAGTACAGCGTTTAATATTGGATTTAATGGGGCAGAGTGAAGTTATGGATGAATGGATGGACGCGATTATTGACCGTTACTTCCGTGGGCAGTCATGGCCTGAGATGGTAAGAGAAGATCGTTCACAGTCAGATGCACGTAGTGATGTGAAATGTGGGCTGGCAGTGTTGCATTGCCGGTATGGGTTTATTGAATATTAA